AAAACCGAAAGCACCTGCTGTAAAGATTGTATTACCAGCTGTCGTCAATGCGGCTTTCAAGTCATAAGCGATCTCTGGGTGAATTACACAAACCATGCCTTCCATTGGAACTGCGTCTGCTTGTAATTTGGCAACTGCTTTAAAGATTTGAGCGGCGTCAATAACAGTTGTGCTACCAGTAGGTGCTGTGAAGCTAGAGAACAAGGCTGTCAAGTCTGTGTCCATTTTGCGAGCAACTGCTTCACCAAACAAACGACCTAGGTCAGCAACAACATTACTTGCGGCTGATGTGCGAGCCAAGTCAGTTAGCAATGTGCGGATAGCAACTGGGCTAACTGTCAATAGTGCTGTAGTTGTGCTTACTGCGTCGTTGTCTACTTCATTACCTTCAGTAACTGCTTTAGCAGTTTGTCTTGGGTAAATTGGAACATTAACATTTTTACCTTGTCCAGCAGACAAAGTATAATTTTTTACCAGACCACGCATGATACTGCGCTCTGATGCAACGAACATTGCTTCCTGAATAATTTCAGGCAATAGGTCGTTGAGGGTTGTGGTTGTTGAACCGGCCATAATAAATTTCCTTTATAAAATTAGGCTAATCCTGCTGTCTTACGATAGTCAGCATAGATTTTTCTGTGCTCAGGATTTTTCATATCTAGTTTTGTCATATCAACTCGCTTGGTAGTATTGCCTGTGACATTGCTTTTTGTATTAGTTGTGGCAGGTGCTGCCGACACAAAATGCGGATTGCTTTGCAGCCATGACTGAACAAAACTATCTACACTTACTGGTTTCCCGCTGTCATCATAGCGAACAACACCTTTTTCATCTAATACTTCAACTTCACCTTCTGCACTAAGTCTGACTTGATTACGAATCAATGACTTGACTTGTTCAGGATTTACTGCACGATAACGAGCAGCGGCATCTACAATAGGAGTTTCTACTTTGAAACTTTCAATTACTTTATCCCTTTTCTGGATCTCCGCATCTTTGCGTTGAGCCAGTTCTTGAATAACACGATCAAATTCTCCACGCTTTAGTGCCTGTTCTTGTTGACTCTTTTGATGCTCACTGACGATTGCTCGCAGTTGCTCTGGGTCTCCAAGTTCTTCATACTTTGATGAGTATTTCTTTTCTAATTGACTTTTGGTCTTGGCTAGAATAGCGTTTACTTCATCTTGCGTAAATGTTTTTACCGTTGCCTGAATTTCATTTTGAGAAGTATCAGTGCCTTCTGTTGCCGATGTTTCTTGTTGGGTCATCGTAGTCCTCGCCTCTTTAAGAGTTTGTTTGTTGAACAGATAGTTCTGTCCATATTGTATTTATATAAATTTATTCAATATTTGCTGTCGGTTCCCAGGCAGCACACCACCAAGTTGCTTTAACTGGTGCGTTATTCCAACGTGTGCATAAGCCTTCTAGATAGTATCCACAGTTCTTACAATTTTCTTCACCGGTTGCTGGCTCATATGCTTCTGGTAGTTCAGGACTTATAGGTGTGCCATCTTCGTAGGTTCTTGTTATCTCTTCTTCATCTGGACTTGGCATGCCTTGTTGTTCAGCAAGTTCTTCAGCAAGTTCATGCTCTGGACTTTCAATGTCCAATGTTTCCATAACTGCATTTTCAATCAATGCTCGTTTAACTGGATCTTGAACAATCTCACTGGCAGTTTTAAGTTGACTTAGTTCATTGTCAGTATTATGTAGTGCAAAATTATCTGGATATTCTATTTCGCCATCCCAAGTAGCACCCATATAGGTGTAAATGATCTGCCAGATATTTTCCTCAGCGAGTTCCAAATTGTCGGCGATGTTACTTAGGCGTGCGTTAAGTAAAGTGAATTCAGTTTGAATTGCGATACCTGACATCTCTTTAGTTTCTGTTGCACGAACACTACCAACATTACCCATGCTGTCAATCATCTTTTTACGATTATTAATACTGTTGTAAATCTTATCAATCTGTCCACCTTCAAACTGTAGAACATAAGGCTTTAAGTTTGGATCTAAGTTCTCTTCCATTGTGATAACTTGTCCTGCTGCCGCACCCTGTGCGTTTGTGCCTGCTGTTGCTACTAATGACGGGTGTGTATCTAATCTAATGCTGTCATAGACTTCACTGAGTTCATTGTAGATCATTCTCTGTTGGTCTGCGATGTCATCTACTAAACTATTGCCTAGTCCTCTAACGGGACTGCGTTCAGCATAAGCACAGACAAATGGTAGATAACCCAAGCCATTTGTTTCTACAGTCATATCTGTGACACGCTCTTGTTGCGTGTCTAAGTTATAAGTTGTTATGCTGTCATAGGTCCATTCTTTGACCACAGTTTCAGTGCCGTTGACTTCTTCAACATACTTGATATATTCTAATTGGTAACCGCCATTAGGCTGTCTTGCCCAACGCCAGTCTGTGACTGCCAGGGGATTATACATTGACAAGTAAGGTCTAGCATTCATAGCCTGTTCATCTGCCATGGTAATTGCACCGACATCAGGCTTGGCCACGCAGATCCATACATGTCCAAATACACTTGACCAAGTTGCTACATCTTTCATAAACGCATCCATACTGCGTCCATCTAAGTCAGCATCTTCTAGTATGTCTTCTATGGTATAGTTATTTTCTAAACTACCAAACTCTCTGTGTGGTTTCTCTCTAAACAAGAAACTGATATACAATGAAATTAAACTGCGACATTGATTGTCTAAAGGCGTGTTGTTTAATCTAACTGCGTATTGTGTATCGCTTTCTAATGCATAACGCTGTAGGTAAGCGCCTTCACGATATGCTTGACCACCAGTGTATGAATCAAGAAGAAACTTCCAGCGTAGTTGATTTCTGCTGTAAGTTGTGTTGCCACTTGTTGCCTGCAAATAGGCATTTTGAAATGTTTGTAACTCAGCCATTTATGACTCCAATATGTATATGTTATTTATGCTAGTGCATGTCCGAATGCTCTAGGAACAACGGGTTCTCGTATCTTATCTATTGGGAATAGATATTGTATTGCGTAGGTCAGTGCATCAAACATGTGATCAAATCCTGAATCCTTGTCTGGTATTTGACTGTTCTCTTTGTAACAGAATTGCTGTAAACTTTTTATTGTGTGCTTGCACTTTGGATCTATGTAGAAGCGTGTAGTGTTATTGTCTCTTAAGAAGAACAAACTATTGGCACTGTTGATCCTATCTTTGACCAAAGGATGTTGTCTATGATATCTCACAGTAAATCCTGCGTTCTCTAGTATTTTAATATCTGTGTTGCCATTTGCTGAAGTTTTTCTTTGCACGCCGGCAGGGTCGGGATATATTGTAATAGGATTCTTTGGATATCTATTTCGTATCTCATCTATTAATTCATTGGTGTTACTACTGTTCAGCACAATCTCATCCACACAATGTAGGCCATCTCGAGTTCTTCTCATAACTGTGCAACTCATTGGGTTCACGTTGAAGTCAGTGCCTAGTATAAGTTGTTCGTTGGCATTTATTTCTTCTGCAGGTTTTATGTTATGCTGTCCAAAACTATAAGCAATGATACCTGAGAAGTTCTCAAATGTAGCAAGAAACTCTTGACTGAATGTTCTAGCATCTAAGTCCTCACGAGCCTGTGCTACTTCATCTTCAGGAACATTGCCACCATCCAAGGTAGTAAACTGAAAGCTCATCCAATTGTTTCTTGTTGTATGGTTATCATAGATGTCTTTGAACCAGTTCATACCTTTTGGTGTTCCTAGGAATAATGCGTGTCCTCCAGTGTCCGCAAGCGTGGGTCTTAGAACGGAATACCAAGCATCACTGTCAATGTCAGCGGCTTCGTCTATACAGATAAAGTTCAGTCCCACACCGCGCAGACTATCATAGTTATCAGCACCGCGTAGAGATATCTCGCTGCCGTTGACCAACTCCAATGTGAGATCTTGTTCATTTACTTTCTTAACCCAATTGATACTTAAAAGTTTCTTCTTTAATTTCTTCCAAACAATCTGCTTGGCCATTCTATATGTTGGTGCAACATACCAAACACGCTGTTCTGGCTTTGACGCATACTTGGCTAGTTCACGGATTGCTAAATGCGTCTTACCAAATCTTCTTCCACATACTGCCACCCTGAATCTAAATGGTGCGTCGGCTATAAGTCTTTGTGCTTTACTTAACGCCATTTAGTTCTTTATATTCTTCCTGCATGTCCGCCAATTGTTCTTCGCTGGGTTTGTCATCTTCATCATCTGTGAATGGTAGAACTTTTGAATTGTCTGTGACCATACCATCACTTGTCATACCCAACATATTTTTTGCCAAGAAGATTTGAATAATAGCATTTCCGTTAACGCAGGCATTTTTAAGCATTGCCCTACGCAAACTGATCTTTACGGCTTCACGCCCTTTTAACAAATAGTCCGCAAAATTATATCGTAATGTATCTTCTTTAATACCAAACCAGTTAGCAATGTCTCGATCAGTGCAGCCCAATGCAGCCAAATCTTCTACTTCTTCAGGTGGCACTACCACTTGATTACGCCCCACAATCAAGCCATGAACTATTTTGGTGCCTTCTTGAACTGCCATTAGAAAAACAATCCTACTATTTTGTAAACTGCTATTGCACAGCCAATGAAGAACGCACCTGCAAGCAAACCATTTACCATACGGAAGAATCGTATTTGTTCTTCTACCAATGTTAGTTCTTTTTCTGTTTGTTCGTTTAATTTCATAGTGCGTCCTTTAATGCTCGTAGTTGAGCATGTGTTAGAAACATCTCAAACCTATTTTCAAATATACTTTGGCTTTGTATCTGTATGTGCCAAACACTTGTGGCTTCAACCCAAGTCTTTTTTAGTCGTAGGCGATAATCTTCTTGATTGATAATATCAAATTCTTCTCGTGGTGCTTGTCCGCCATAGACAAAGAATGCTCCGTGTTTACTCATATACTTATCACTTTCTTATAAAATCTGTCTAACACTGAAGTCCAGGGTGTCAAACTCTGTGTTTAACTTTTCAGCAAGATTCTCTGCTGGTGCGGCATTTGTAAACACTGACTTGGGATACTTGTTGATGGCACCTGATATGCAGAAGTATCTTTGTTTTAAATTTATGGGTTGATTTTTATACAACACAGCGTATAATTTTGTCGCGGCTAGGACATCAATGCCAGTGCTATCTGTGTATTCTTTAGTTAACAATATTGTTGGCGGGGGTCTTGACATCACGGTATCCTCGTTAACAATGTGTCTATTTCTGGCATGGCAAGTTTTGCTAAAATCCAGTTTTGTTCTTCCCAGTATATTGCGTAATAACTCCATTCAAAACTAAAGCGCATGTCGTGGGCAAATCTCTTTGACACTTCTTTTAATCTTAGTTCTGTGTCTTCATCCATGCTAGCAAATGCGTATTGTGGTATGCGTGTTTCAATTATTACCATGGTGTTTTTTCCGGTCTGTTTGTGGGCAGTAGTTCAAAGTGATGTGGGTTTACACAGACCTGATTAGCACACTTCATTGTAACTTGATATGGTGTGACATCTTCATTGGTTTCGCTCATGTATACTAATCTACGGGCCTGCGTCATCTGTTGACGGAATTCACCAGTGTCAGGATCTTTTTTGAAAGCACCCATGAGTGCACCGCTGGGACTCATTGCACCGCTGTATGGCCAACACTCTTCTACGTCCAAGCTGACTTCAATTTTACTCCATAGCCTGTCATTGTCCCAACCCCAAGAACCTACTTCTTTATATCCGGGTTTTTTTCTATGCCATCCACGTTTTGCTGGCATTATTCCTGCTCCTGTTCTTCTTCTAATACTTTCGCTTGATACAAGGCATGTAATTCTGGATTTGTAGCCAGTAAGTGTAAAATTCCAGCAGCCATGCAGTCCACTTGCTGTTCAGTTAAGTGCAGGTTCATAGTCATTTCAATTAAATGCACCCATTCATGTGTCAGTGTTTGTAACATAACACTTGCGGGTAGATCTGGATCTATGATTATAGTGTTGGTTGTGGGATCACATAGACCCAATGCATCTTGTAGTTCTTTTGGCTTTGCGGCTCGTATTGTCCAAAGTTGGCTCATAAATTCAATCTCCATATCAGTCATATCTTTTCCTTTGTTTTATTTATCTCTGTTTATTAAAATACTTGTTTTATAGATATCTTACTAAGTCCTAAAGGACTTAAAACTCATCAATCACTACGCTGTCGCTTCGTTCATTGACTTCGTTTTTTTATAAGTTATATCTGTCAAAGGCAAATTATAGATTTACTTAGAAGTAGATAAGATATTCTGAAAGATTTTGAAGCCAAGACGGGACCGACACACGGGTCCCAATCTTATGACATTCTGATGAGTTTCTCCACCTGTCTCGGGTATAAGTATTTTACCGCAGTGCTAATGGGCTCTGTGCTTTCCCAACTTATCACGATACACTTTATGTGCTGTAAGCCTCGTCCCTTGTGCTTACATTTTTATAGCGCGGTTTTTCGTATGCTAACATTCATACTATAGTAATGCTTGACTCACTTCCATTTCTCAGGATAGTTGGATTTACCAACGGGAGTGCCTTACTATGTCATGTGTGCGATGTCTCATGTCGCCTTTTCCACAGCAGTATTATAAACTGGCCTGCCAACCTTGGGTGTTAGTTATCTTATTTGGATTGTGTGCTTGGTAGCGTTGTTTGCCTGTGTAGTATTTATGTCTTGATTCATAAATCCAAGACATCGCACAAGCGTTTCAGCACTTGATCTTTGTCTTTTTGGATCAGCACAGGTTTGACTCGACTGTCTGCATTGATCAATGGTTCTTGGCTTTTGTTCTTATAAACAATGGCTCCATCTTTGACTTTGTATTTTAAGTCATCAATGATAATGCCCCAACCTCGTTCTGTTAGATCAATGATCTCTGCCCATTTTTTTGCATTCTTATTGTCTGGA